AATAATGAAGGCTGTCGCTCCAGTCATTGACGATACAGGAGTTGCGTTATGAACAAAAAGAAAAACATACCATTTGATGTTTCAAAAACAGGGGAAAGAATGAAAGCAGAAAAACCCGACGCTCCAACAGTTGAACAGGATAAAGATGTTGTTGCTCTCATGGACGAAAGAACAAAAATGAAGAACGAAGGAGTTTTGGCTCCAGCAAAAAAGAGAGACTATAGAGACATGATAACCCTTGATGAGATTAACAATTTTCTTGAGCAACATAAGGTAAAAGAAGATCTCGGTTATATAGTGAACACCGAGTTACTTTCCAAAATTGTCAAGATGCATCCATTTATTAAGAGCAAAAGAGAATTGGTTAGGCTCTCTGGACTAAGACAAGAAAGCAAGCCTTATGGAGAGCCCGCTATTTATTATGCGTTGCTGTCTGCCACCCCTAAGACAAAATCAAAAAGATTGTCCGAAAAACAAATGGTTTCTCTAGCCAAAGTATTGAAAATTGAAAACTGGAAAATTCTGATAGATTACGAAAAACAAAATGAGATAGTTCTCAAGCAAGAAAAAGCCAAAAGTTATTTAGAAGAAATTGCTGAGCTAGAAACTGAAATGGAAAAAGAAATAACTGAGCTTGAATAAAGGGCTCTATTTTTTCCTGCCCTTATAACCAGAAGCATAAGCTGCCCTTCCTTGTCGTTGAGCAGCTTTTTTTGTTTTGTAAACTTTCCCTTTGCTACCCCACCTATAACCGCCTTTGACTTTTTTAACTGGCATTCAAATCTCCTAATAAAACATGTTGCTTTATATTATAGTAGATAAATGCGTTTCAGATCAAAAAGAAGGCATAAGTATGGAGCTATCGCAACTACAGTGGATGGCATAAGGTTTGCATCCAAGAAAGAAGCGAACAGATATGGCTTTTTAAAATCGTTGGAAAGAGCTAACAGAGTAAAGAACCTGGAGCTCCAGCCAAAATTTCCCTGTGTCGTCAATGGCAAAAAGATATGTACCTACATTGCAGACTTCAGATACACTGATGAAGATGGTAGTGAAGTTATTGAAGATGTTAAAGGAGTGGAGACTGCTGTTTTCAAGCTGAAGAAAAAGCTCGTTGAGTCTTTATATCCTATCGAAATACAGGTTGTTAAATCTGTGCGCCACCTTCAACAAAAGTAACGCCTTGTTTTTCTAGAGCATCCTGCAATCTCATCATTGTTCTATACAGTGGTGATCTTCTTTCCCTTTCTATATAGGAAATAGTTGAAGCGTTTACCCCTGACAGGCTTTGTAATCTTTGAATTGAAATATTTAATCCAGCTCGCGCCATTCTTATTTGCATAGGTGTAATCATTGTGTTAGGCTTTCATGTAAATATCGTAAAGATAACATAAAAAAGCGAAAGGAAACAAGCTAAAAGTGAAAAGCAAAAAAAATAATTCAGGCACTCTCAACAATCTTGACTGGCTCAGCACAGAAGATCTTTCAAATTTAAGCATAGAAGAATTAGCCTTCTTGGATTCCAAGCTCGATGAGTTTAACAAAATAAACTCTGAACGCAGAATTAAATTACAGGCTGCCATAGACCACAAGTTTGGTGTCACCATGCAGAACATGTTGGTAGATAGTGGACGCGACACAGGACAGGTTTCCCTTTTTGATAATGAATATAGAATAACCAGAAGCGTCGGCAAGGAAGTTACTTGGGATCAGAATAAATTAATTGAAGCTCTTGACCAGATCCCTACGCAAGTTGCTAAGGATTTAGTTAAGGCAACCTTTCGTATTAATGAGAGAAAATATCTCTCTTGCTCAAACGAAATCAAGGAAAAACTTTTGGCAGCGCGCACTGTGATGCCAAGAAAACCCACATATAAAATAGAAAACAAAAAGGAAACATTATGAATGAACTTAGTATTATCTCAGTCGATGAAAGGCTGTCCGAAGACGTAGGATTAAAAATAGTAGTAGCTGGAGTATCGGGAGTTGGTAAAACCAGCTTGCTCTGGACATTGCCAGCAGATGAAACCCTGATGATGGACTTGGAAGCTGGCACACTGTCAATAGAAGGCTGGTCTGGTGACATGATTAGACCTAAAACGTGGCAACAAAGTCGTGACTTTGCTTGTATGTTTGGTGGTCCAAACCCCTCATTGAAAAACACTATGCCTTACTCAGAAGCACATTATCAGGCTTTAAAGGAAAGCTACAAGTTGCTTGATCTGGAAAAATACAAAACAATTTTTGTTGACTCGATCACAATTGCAGCGAGATTGTGTTTTTCTTGGTGTCAGAACCAAGAAGAAAACATAAGCACCAGAAGTGGCAAGATAGACACCAGAGCTGTGTATGGAATGCATGGCAGGGAAATGATTGCTTGGTTGACCCAGTTGCAACATATAAGAAACAAGAATGTAATCTTTGTTGGTATTTTGGAAGAAAAAACCGATGACTTCAATCGCACAACCTATGGGTTGCAGATGGAAGGAGCCAAAACCAGCAGGGAATTACCTGGCATCGTTGATGAAATAATTACCATGGCAGTCATGGAAGATGGCAACAACGAGCCTTACCGAGCTTTTGTTTGTACTACATTGAACCCCTATGGCTATCCAGCCAAGGATCGTTCAGGTAGGTTACAGACAATTGAAGAACCCCATTTGGGGAGACTTATGCAAAAGATGGTTACGCAGAGAAGCACACCATTGAGCGAAAAAACCTTAAATCATAATTTACCACAAGAGGAAAAAGAAAATGACTGAAATTAATTTGAATGATGCAGAAATCTCCACAGGAGATTACGAGCTTATCCCAGATGGCACGATAGCCAAAGTGTCCATGCTGGTTAGACCAGGTGGAGAAGGCGAAGGCGGTTGGCTTACGGAAGCAGCGTCGAAGAATCTTTATCTAAGCTGTGAGTTTGTTGTTACCGAAGGAAAATATGCCAGAAGAAAGTTTTGGCAGGTGTTGGTTTTGGTAGGTGGCAAGAAAAACGAAAAGGGCGAATCAATGAGCGCCAACATCAGCAAGGCTACATTGCGAGCTATTGTTGAGTCAGCCAAGGGAATTGATCCCAAAGATACATCGGAAGATGCAAAAGCCAAAAGAGTTTTACAGAGCTTTGATGATCTTAATGGTCTTGAGTTTACAGCGAAGGTCAAAATAGAGAAAGGAACAGATGGGTATCCAGACAAGAATACACTTGGTAGCGTTATCGCTTCCACTTCCAATCTTTATTTGGGTCATGGTTCAGCTACAGTAACAGCAACAGTGACTGCTCCAAGTGTTGAGACTAAGCCCGCCAAAGAAAAACAAGATGTAAATGTTCCAGACTGGGCTCGGTAACACTAAGAGAAGGGGAGAAATGTGTTACTCAGACCTTACCAAAAGGAAGCAGTAGAAGATGCCAAACGACACCTAGAGGAGTATAAAAATACTCTAGTGGTCGCGCCAACAGGCTCTGGAAAAACCATAATGCTTTCATCGTTGATTGGGGAAACCCTTAATGGTGGAAGAGCGTTGGTTTTGCAACATAGAGATGAACTGGTTAATCAGAACATGGATAAGTTCCATGCGATAAACCCAAGCCTTGATACCTCTGTCGTCAACTCAAAAATCAAGGACTGGGATTCTGAGATACAGTTTGCGATGGTGCAAACATTACAGCGTTCAAAGAACTTAGAAGCTATGGTGGCTCCAGATCTGTTGGTCGTTGATGAAGCTCATCACACGACAGCTCCCACTTACCGAAAGATAATATCCCGCGCAAAACACCTGAACCCAGATGTCAGAGTTGCTGGCTTTACCGCAACACCGAATCGTGGAGACAAAAAAGGGCTCATTGATATTTTTAATAATGTTGCCCACCAGATAGACATTGCCCAGCTTATTGCCTTGGGCTTTTTAGTTAAGCCAAAAACATTTGTCATTGATCTTGGGGTCAATGATGAATTGCAGGGAGTGAGAAAAACAGCCCTTGACTATGACATGAATGAGGTTGAAAGAATTATGAACAAGCGTGTCATCAACCAAAGGGTTGTTGAGGAATGGAAAAAGAAAGCTGGAGACAGGACTACCTTGGTCTTTTGCTCAACCATAAGACATGCGGAAGAAGTATTGCATGAGTTTAAGGAACAGGGAATATTGGCAGACATGGTAACAAGCGAAACCCCCAGCAAGAAAAGGGAATCGTTGTTGTTAGCTCTTGAAAGAGGAGAGATAAGGGTGTTGGTCAATGTTGCGGTGCTGACCGAAGGCTTTGACTGTCCACCAGTCAGTTGCGTTATCCTGTTGAGACCTTGTTCTTACAAGTCAACCATGGTGCAGATGATTGGTCGTGGTTTAAGAATTATTGATCCAGAAGAATATCCAGACATTATAAAAACAGATTGTATCGTCATGGACTTTGGTATCTCGGTGTTGCTCCATGGAACTTTGGAAGATACGCCTGACCTGATAGGAAAGCTGGCTATCGAAGGTGAAGCCCCGACAAAAGATTGTCCAGACTGTGGTGCAATTGTGCCCGCTGCATGTAGGGTATGTCCGATCTGTGGTTTTGAGTTTGCCACCATCAACAAGCATGGAGAGCTTGTCAAGTTTATCCTGACCGAAGTTGACCTGTTTGAAAAATCTCCATTTAGATGGGTTGATTTATTTGGCACAGGTAAAGCGCTGATGGCATCGGGCTTTGATGCCTGGGTTGGTGTATTTAGCTCTGGTAAACATTACGCAGCAATCGGCAGGAAGGGCAGGAACAAGGCTAGAGTTTTGGCAATTGGAGAAAAGGTGAATGCCTTAGCAGTTGCCGATGATTTTTTGAGAGCCAATGAGAACAACAGCAGTGTCAGGAAATCAAAACAATGGCTGAACGATACATCCACAGCAAGACAAAGAGATCATCTAAGGAATTACAACTACAACATAGGTGAGTTTAATTTTGGCTTTACTAAGTATGATGCAATGTGTCACTTGAATTTTGTGTGGAACCGACCAGCTATTGAAAAGATTATTGGTATCAGGTGATGGTTAAATATCAGTTAAAAAAGACAAGTTTGGAAGAAGAGTTTGATCTTTTTATGTGGGAAGCTCTGCGTGGGAGATTGCCCAAGCGAGCAGAAGAAGCTGACAAAGAAGAAGAGAAAGAAGAAGAGAATGATAATAAAATATCTATCTTTAATAAACTTAGAATAAGAAAAGAAAAATAATGACAATCAATTATTTATCAATATGTAGCGGGATAGAATCAGCTTCTGTAGCTTGGCATCCGCTAGGCTGGAACTGTGTTGGTGTTTCTGAGATTCACCCTTTTCGTTCTGCTGTGTTAAATTATCATTATCCAGAGATTAAAAACTTTGGAGACTTTACGGAGATTACAAAAGATGATTTCAAAAAAGAAGCCTACCCAGACCTCCTTGTGGGAGGAACCCCTTGTGCCAGCTTCTCCATCGCTGGACTTAGAAAAGGATTTGGAGATGATAGAGGAAACCTCGCCTTGGAGTTTATACTCTTGGCTAATAGGCTTAAAACTTCGTGGATTCTCTGGGAAAATGTCCCCGGTTTATTGTCCTCAGACGAAGGAAGGGATTTTGGAAACTTCCTTGGAGCGTTGGCAGAATGCGGGTATGGGTTCGCCTACAGGATTCTTAACACTGAATTTGTCAGAACACAACGATTTCCAAGAGCGCTCCCACAAAGACGAAGGCGTGTCTTCGTTGTCGGATGTCTTGGAGGCTGGAGAAGTCCAGCAAAGGTATTATTTGACGGAGAAACAATGTCGGGGAATTATCCGCCGAGCCGAAAAAAACGAGAGAGCTCTGCCAGAAAACCTACTCATTGCATTGGAAGAAGCGATCAATACTTTCAAGACGCAACAGACAAAACAACCATAAGGCAAACAAGAAGTGATGGATATGTCGAAGATGATGTAGCTGGCACTATCGCTGCCAGAGATTACAAGTCTTCAACAGATTTGGTTGTGATGAGAGATAGCCAGACTGGTTCCAATGGGAAGCCATGGAATGACGATGGTGTGTCTTGGTCGTTGACTGCTCACGACAGATACACAGTAATTGAAACAAGCACTCCAGACAAGAGTGCTCGCATTTACAAGGATGAAGTTTCTCCCACCCTGAACGCTATGACTGGTGGCAATAGGCAACCTATTGTTCTCAAAGAGCGCACTACAGCTCCAAGAAATAGCATAATCAGGAGACTAACCCCAATCGAATGCGAGAGGTTGCAAGGCTTTCCAGACAATTACACACAAGTTCCCTACAGAAACAAACCAAAGGAAGAGGCTCCAATATCGCAAAGATATGAAGCCTGTGGTCGAGCCATGTCAATCAATGTTATGGAATGGTTGGGAACAAGAATACAAATGATCCATGAAAGAAACAATGACAAAGCGGTTTAACTTTTCAGAGATAGATGATTTTGAAAGACATATAGATCTTTCGGTTCCTAACTTTTCCACTTTGGATAACATTTTTGTAAATATAGCCAAGGAATATGCACAGGAAGAATCATCTGTGGTTGATTTGGGATGTTCGACTGGTAGATTCCTGTCAAAGATACCAAAGATAAGTGGCTGTCACTACATCGGCATTGATTCCATTGACATGAAAGGCAGGAGAAAGGATTTTGGTTTCATAGAAGGGGACTGTGAAACAGAAATAAAAAACATCGAGAACATATCGGTGGTATCGTCGATGTTTTTTTTACAGTTTTTAGGTGCTCGAAAGAGAGCAAGGATATTGAGTGAGGTTGCAAAAAGGATTAATTCTGGAGCGATCTTCCTGATTGCAGAAAAAGTTTATCTTAACGATAGCAGGTTACAGCATTTAATCCATAAGCTACACATACAGGAAAAGAGAAAAAATTTTTCTGATGAAGAAATACTGGAAAAGGAATTGCAATTGTCGGTGTCCATGTTTTGCAAAAAAGAAGATGAGCTGAATGAAGAATTAAGAAAATTGGGAAGCATGACGAAAGTCTGGCAAAGCTATAATTTTTTAGGCTATGTAATAAATAAAAAAAATGATTGAATATAATCCAATTTGCCCAGTGTGCTCTAGCCCAACCAAGGGGTTTTGTTTTAGACAAGACGAGAAACTTATTTTTTTTTGCTCA